ATCAAATTCTACGCCGTCAACTTTAATATTTCTTTTTATTATATTTCTTCCCATCTAAATCTTTCATCTTTAATATTTCTAAATCACAATAATGCTTGATCTTTTCTAAATCTTCTATACCATTCTTGTTCAAATATCTACAAACATATTTCACAACGTTTCCCTGAAAAAACGATAAATTATTTTTTGAAATAAATTCATACGGTTGAATGGTAAACTCCTTATAGTGATTTCCTCCTATCTGCTTTTCTTGCGGAAAAGTATTTTCAAATAAGTCCTTCGACGTCATAACCTTGATCCTCCTTTTTTGCTGACATAATGTAGAGATTTTGTTTTGTACGTGTAACTCCAACATACCAAACTCTATGCTCCTCATCTTGTTTATCCTGACTCTTTTCTATTGAGTCTCGAATTTTTTTTGTATTATCTAAAATTAACAACACATTTTCAGCTTCTCCACCTTTTGCTGAATGTATTGTAGATAATTTTACTCTAGGTGCTTTGTTTAATTCTTCCCCATTACTTAACATTTCTCTAATGTATAAACATTCTTCATAATCAGATGTAAATGCATCGTACCAAGGTACTTCCGGATCAAATCCAAATTCTTTTAAATCATACATTCGTTCATCAGTTAATTCTTTATTTATATCTGTGTATTCAAATATATCTTTTACTTCTGCTAAAGATAATTGATCACCTTTGGTCCATCTTGTGTAGTTTAGAATAGTTCTAAACAATGTAGTTTTATAACTTTTACGATCTTTATATTCAAAAAAGATTCCACGTTCTTTTAAAAATGGTCTAAGTCTATTTAATTTGTCGTTGTATCTTGCAAGAACTAACCAATCACCTTTTTCCAAAGGTACGTCTTCCAAACTAAATACATAGTTTATGGTTCCGTCTTCTTCCCTTGCTTTCCAAGATTTTTTTACTCGGTTATCGTCAGGTATTTGATTTAAAATTTTATCTGCAATGTTTTGTACAAGACCTGGGACCCTGTAAGATTGTGGCAAAATTATGTCCTTCTTTGAAATTTCTTGCTGAAATTTTTTTACATCTGCGCCTGCCCAGCCATAAATTGCTTGATCATCGTCACCTGCTAATATAACATATCTGCTATTTTGCTTGATAATATTAAACATTTTCCACTGTACCGGTGACAAATCTTGAGCTTCGTCTATAAATGATACGTCTAATTTAGGACACAATTCTGACACAATAAATTTATCAATCATGTCTGTAAAATCTACTAATTTATATGAATCTTTGTAGTTATTTAATTCTTTTGAAATAATAGGTAATAATCTTTTATCCATGTTTTCTGAATACATATCTGTATTGTATTCATCTTCGATAGATATGTTTTTAATTCTAGCTGCACTAATTAAATTAAAATATTCACTACTTGAATTTAAAAATCCTGTGGATTCTTCTCCATTAGAATACACTGTTACTTCTATTCCTAGACTTCTACCAATATCTTCGTAGTGTTCATCTTGCATTACCTGAGATTTTTTCATACCCAATTGTTTAAATGCTAAAGAGTGTAAAGTTCTAAAATATTTTAAATCTTTTTTCTGATATTTAGGATAAGCATCTAGCATTCTGTCTACCGCCTCATTAGCTGCTTTAGTTGTAAATGCAAAATAACCAATCTTATCTATTGGTGTACCTAACTTTAAAAAAGTTTTTACATATTTTAAAAGTTTTGTAGTTTTCCCTGTTCCCGGAGGCCCAAATAATTTTCTACTAATTATGGATCTTCCATCTATCATATTATATCTGTCTTATGTTTTGTTAATGTGTGGTGAATAGGTACTTCTTCAAAAGACTTTCTATTTATTTGAATGACATTTTTTACAGATGAATTGTATTTATTTTTTTCTTTAGAAGGAAATCTTTTTTGTTCTAAAAATTCTATCTCACAACTTTCATAAGTTACCTGCATCATACGACCTGTCTTATCTTCGTTGTACTTCCAGTTCTTTGCTTTTAACTTGTCGTAAAATTTATCAAACTTAAAGTATGCATAGTCTCCTTCAATTAATACAGATCCAGTTTTAAATGCTGCATCACTTGTAGCCTTAGCTCCATTTATTTTTGCATGTAATACATCATGTAGTTTTTCTTTTGGTGATGTACCTACCGGTGGCTGTACTGTTTTTTGTGTTGCGTACAAAGCATCCATAACAGTTTGTTCTACGTCCCCTTTAATTAGTGGTGGTAAAAATCCTGCAGCTTTTGATATTGCATTTCTTCTTTTACGTTGATCATTTAAATGTTCAATTGTTTTACAGTGTACCGTAGCTGTACCAATACCATCTGGTTTAGTTACATCAAATTCATATTCTGGTTCTGGGTCCAAATCTATTTTTCTAAGATTAGTTAATATAGGGTAAGAACCTTTTGATCCCGATAAGACTCCAAATTTTTTCTTTACACAAATACCCTTCTTACAGAATTCACTTAAAGGACTTTGCGTACAAGTATATCCTTTTGTACTTTTATTCCATGATTTAACTTTTGCTTTTAATTTTTGATCACTCCATGCATTTGCATGTTGTCCTGAAAAATATTTTACTGGTGCATTTTTAACTCTTTGTTCCCAATCATCACCATATTTCATTTTAACCATGACATGATAGTTGTACATAAATCTATCTTTACCATCAAAGTTTTCGTTTTTAGCTAATTTAGATATTGCTGCTAGACATGGTGGTCCTTCAATAAATTCATCATCAACACCTTCCATACTTTTTACTTCGATGTCGTCTGTTATTTCTTTCAGTCTTTCTTTTGTCACCAGGTTTACACTGATGACCTTCATAAATTCTTCTAGACTAAATGATGTACCATCTATATTTAATCCTCTTCGTCTCTCTCCAAAATAAGGTAGGTTAATAAATTGTCCTGGTTTTAAATTACCTGTCTCACTATCTTTTGTTAATTGTGTTTGTTTAGGAAATATTTCACAATCTGGTTTTAATCCAAACAATGATAATAAGTTTGATAAAAATGATTTTACAATTGAAGCATTGGTAAATTTATCCATGAATAAAAATAAATGGAGTCCGCCGCTTTTAGACTCGACCGGCAATAAAGGTAGATCATACTGTTGTATAATATCTATGTAATCTTTTTTATTAAATTCTTCATAATCTTTTGGATCTATATCTATAACACCAAATTTAACTTCTGAGTTTTCTGTACAAGGTTGAATACCAATTGATAACTCACCTTTTAAATGCTGTTCATATACTTCATCAGTAAGTGGTTCATAGTTCCATCTATAAACAGGTTTCTTTTTACCTGTTTCAGAATCTACGTAAGAATCCTGGTGGTTAAAATCAGCAACACCATAAGCATTCTTATATCCAGTAAAAAATTCTATATATCTTTTTTCCATAACTGTTTATGTGGGCCGTCCACTCTCGCTTAGGCCCACACTGTGCACATATCCCGAAGGAATTATATAATGCTTTCGTCCTTAGCTTTATCTTCGCCGTGTTTAGCTTTAACAGATCCTCTAGAAATGTTTTCACTAAATGCCTTAGCTTGATCGTAAAGACCTTTGTCAGTTACTGGGCCAACTTTACTAACTTCCCAACCAAACCAAGTGCCTTTATCGTTCGACATTTGAGTGGTCTTTAGTCTGTAAATGTGGCTGAAAGATGCCGGTGTAAACATTCCATTTGCACCCTTCATCTTTATTCCAGACATCATTGAGTTCCATTTTCTACTAATTTTTAATTGAGTAGATTTCATTGAAATCAATGCTGTTGATGGATTATCTCCCATTACAATTACAAAGTGTGATGCAGTTTTTTCTACATAGTTACCGTTTGGTAATCTATCTTTGTAGTTTGCATCTGGTGTAGTCTTAGACAAGATATCTGAAGATGAGTCATAGATTGCAACTGGTGCACCTAAACCTTCTCCTCTATCTTTCCATTCAATGTACTCCAACTTATAGAACGCTGGAATGACATCAACTCCTTTTACACCATCATACAGTTCACCAGAAACTGAATTGTAAATCATTCCTGGTTCTGCACCTTCAACATACTTACCATCACGTTTATTAACTTCTGGTGAAAGTTGTCCTAGGATTTTTAGAAAAGGTAAGGCTAGATCTTCTTGACCTATTGCACCTAAACCTTTTGCTGCATCATCTTCAAACATATTTGCTGGAAGACCTGCAGACTTTTTTTCTGCTACTTGGTTCATGTTTATTTACTCCTTGTTACTTTGGTTCTGTTTCCTGAGAACACATTAAATAGATCAGAGGGCATCTCTTGTCCAGACTCAAGACGCTCTCTGACTAATGCTTTAAGAGTCATTGGTTCGACCTTTAGTTTCTGGACAGGTTCAAACCCTTGACCCTTTGCAAGGACAGCATAAGACTGTGCCTTGTTATCTTCGTTAACCCCGAAGGAAACCGTTACCTCATTTTTGATAAGGTCGCCGAGGTTATTTTCTCGAAGCCATGAGAATGCTTCTTCCCTTTTACCTATAGGTATAGAAGCACCATAAACTGGTTTAACTTCAACTGAAGAACCATCTGCTAACTTTAATGTAGAGATATTCATCTCTTGCATCATAGTTGGAATGACATCACCTGATACTATATCAATATGTCTCTTCAGTTCTTTTAATTCTTTTTCTTTTTGTTCAAGTTCGTCCTCTAATTTTTTTAATTTGACTACTTGATCTGATAATGATTTTGCATCATTAACTGAACTGTCAGTAAGATCTGCCCTTTGATCTTGTTCAAAGTTTATTGACCCACTTCCAGTAAATGTTTTAATTACTTCACTCATTTATTTCTCCTTTCTCGTATAAATTAATTTTAATAGGGTAGTAAGATCTTTCTTGTCTATCCCATTTGAGTAAGTTGTATCTACCATTAGTAATATCAGATACAATAGAACACGCAACACCAATAATAGCAGGATCACCTGTTAACAATAAATAATCTTCTGGTTGAAAATTTTTTAATAATTTTCTCAACTTAAAAATTAATGGTCCAGGTGAAAAAATTATTTGTGATAGTTCTGGTAATAATATTTTAAGCTCGCCATATTTTGCTGCGCCCATAATATTTATTTTAGGACTACCGATTTTTGTCCCCGGTACTTCTTGAACTACGTAAACTATTCTTTCTGACATTGACAAAAGATATAACATCGATTATATAGAAGTCAACTAGAAAGAAGAAAATAATTATGAAGTATAAATTTAAGACTAAACCTTATGAACATCAACTCAAGGCTTTAGAAATGTCTTGGGATAAAAAATATTTTGCCTATTTCATGGAGATGGGTACCGGTAAATCTAAAGTATTAATAGATAATATATCTATGCTTTATGATAATGGTAAAATTAATGGTGCATTAATTATTGCACCAAAAGGTGTATATAAAAATTGGCATGAAGGTGAAATACCAAATCACATGGTCAATCATATAGACCCAATAAATATATTGTGGAAGTCTTCTATAAATAAAAAACAACAAACAGAATTAAATAAATTATTTAAAACAGGTGAAGACCTACATATATTGGTTATGAATGTTGAATCCCTATCAACTAAAAAAGGTGTGGACTTTGCAGAAAAATTTTTAAATTGCCACGATACAATTATGGCAATCGATGAGTCTACTACAATAAAAAATCCAGATGCTAAGCGTACTAAAAATATTGTGGGCTTAGGTAAACTTGCAAAGTATAGAAGAATACTAACAGGTTCTCCTGTAACTAAATCACCATTAGATTTATATAAACAATGTGAATTCTTAGAAGAAGAACTATTAGGTTTTGGTTCTTACTATGCTTTTAGAACTAGATATGCAGTTATGAAAACTGCAAACTTCAGCGGTAGATCTATACAAATAGTTGTTGGATATAAAAACTTACCCGAGCTTTCAGAAAAGTTAAAAGATTTTTCTTATCGTGTATTAAAGGATGACTGTTTAGATTTACCTAAAAAGACATTTATGAAACGTGAAGTATCTTTAACTAAAGAACAAGAGAAAGCATATCTTCAAATGAAACAATTAGCTGTTGCTCATATGGAAGGTAAAGTTATGACTACAGCTACAGTATTAACTCAACTAATGAGACTCCAACAGATAACCTGTGGTCACTTTACTGCTGATGATGGCACTTTACATGAGATGCCATCCAACAGGATAGTTGAACTAATGGATGTATTGAGTGAAGTAGAGGGTAAGGTTGTTATCTGGGCCCAGTTTCAAAGAGATGTAACTAATATTATTAAAGCATTGTCTAAAGAATATGGTGATGATTCCTATGTAGATTATTATGGATTAACACCACAAGAAAATAGACAAAAAAATATTAAAAAATTCCAGGACCCTGATTCCCCTGTAAGATTCTTTGTAGGAACTACGCAGACAGGTGGTTATGGTATTACATTAACTGCAGCATCAACCATGATATATTATTCTAATGGTTATGATCTAGAAAAACGTCAACAATCTGAGGCTAGAATAGATCGTATTGGTCAAGAAAAACCTATGACTTATATTGATTTAATTGTTGAGAATACAGTTGATACTAGAATAGTAAAAGCCTTACGTAAAAAAGTAGATATAGCTACACAGATAATGGGAGAGGAATTAAAAGCATGGATTTAAGACCTGGTGTTGTAATTAGAATGGGATTATGGATTAGTTTGACTATGTGTATGTTGTGGATGTTAAACTAAATCCACAGCTTTACCAATAATAGGCTTATATTTTACTATCTTACCTTCACGATAAGCTCTCATGTATTGTCGTCTAGGGTTAAACTCTATATAGCTTGCATGAATCCATCCAGAGTTTGGCTCACCAGGAGTATAGAACTCCAAAATTAATTGATCTGTTTCACAGTTTATATGAACCCAGTCAGCAACTTCTGCATTGTCTACTCCATTTACTTCGAAATCGACGGCCTCAGCTTTGGCATGCTGTGAATTTATAGAACTACCAATAGCAACACACAGCTCAGGAGAACGAAACCCGCTAGTGACCTTCACTCTTCCGAAGTGATCCCGGACGGGTTGCAAAACTCTTTCACACAGTAGTTTTAATTTTTCTACTTGATCTGCATTTGGGTTGTTATCGATACCTTTGCGGATAGCGGTATCTGATTTGATTAACTCCTGAAGAGTGAAGTTACGTGAAAGATTCATTATTGAAGCATATTGATAATTAAGGTTAAAATAATAGCACCACCTCCACCGATGATCATTTTTTCAATTCTAGTAATTCTATCTTTTACTTCTTTAATTTGATCGAAAGTTTGCTTTTGCATTATTCTGCAAAGCTTTTCATGATCCTCTATTTTTTGTATTGCTGATTTTTTAGCCATAATTATCCTTGTGGAAACAATATTGACAGTTTCTGTGCTGTTGTCAAGTTAGAAAAAGACCCTGCTGCACCTGGATTATTAACAATATTAGCATCAATACTAGGTAAGTTTAATGATACCGGTGTTGCAGGTGTATCTTGCATAATAGGTAACAATGGATTTTCAAATACAGGAAAGTCTACTTGTTGTAATGAAACATCTCTCATCTGTGTTTGTATATCTATTATAGCATCTAGTGCTGTATCTAATGGATCAGGTAGTCCTAATTTTTCTGCATTTTCTCTAAACGCTTGTCTAACATCAGGTGAAATATTAATAGGTCTAAATCTATTATTATCAATTGTATTTACTTCTACATTAGATAGTCTTCCTGTAGAAGCCCTGAAAGCATCATCACTTATATTTAAAGTTCTTGCAGCATCTAAGTCTGCTTTAAAATTTTTTCTTACATCAAACAATGCTCTGTTTGCATTTATATATGAATCCACAATGTCTTTTGGTTCTATTGGTCCACCACGTAAAGCTTCTCTAGTAAATAATTGTCTAGATTCCCTTACACCTCTTTGATAGTTTGCAACTTTAAAGTCTAGTGAACGTGAAGGATTTACTTTAACTTCTCTAAAACCAAACAGTCCTTGAAACTCATCACCAAATTCAAATGCTTGACCATACTCATCAAACTTACCTTTAGTTAAAACATCTACAGATTCAATAGATCTATCTAATCTTTTTAATTGTTCAAAAGAAAAAGGCATTTGTGCTTTGACTAGATGTTGCATAATTTTTGTTGCTTTATCTCCAGGTAAATCTTGTGGATTAAATACTTGAAAACCTTCTCTAGTTCTACCACCTCTAACTAATAAATCTGTTACAGCTTCTGTCCAAATAGCTTCTGATATAAATGGTTGTGCGAATTCTGCCATCGATGTAAATGTACCCTTTAAAAAATCATCCATGATTCCATCTTCATCTGTTCGACCATCAGCAACCGCATTAATAACTGTTTGTACAGGTCTAACTAAAGTATCGTATGCATTTGCATGACTAAAATCTATATATTTAAAGTTGCCATCTTTATCTTTTATAGGTAAAATAGTTGAATTTTTTGACCAATCTGCAACATATCTTCTGATTGCTTCTCTTTCTTCATCAGTTACATCATAGAGAGCTTGAAAAGCTTTTTGTGTTGCATAAGGCACTGCCGCAACAGTTGTACCAAAACCAAATAATCTAGTATAACCAATAGTTTCAAACGGTTTTACAACTGTACCATCAGCTAAAGTTATTGTTTCATTTATTTCTCTTAACGCTCGTCTTACAATATTTGTACCCGTTCTAGCTATCTCTGCAGGAAACGATACAAAGTTTCCAATAGGTAATTTTCTTAAAGATTTTACAAAATCAGACACATAGTCATAGTTAGGTATATTATTTCTTACAATATCAGCCGCTTCTTGTTTAAAGAACTCATCATCAATAGTAACATCAACACCATTTCTTTTTATAGACATACCTCTAGTAATACCTTTGTTTGCTAAAGCTTTTTCAAGTCTAGATTTTTCCATTGCCCATGATGCAATTTTCCAGAAATCATCTTCAGCTGTGTATAAATCTTGTGACACTGATTTTAATTTTGATAATGGTTTTAATAACATTCTAAGACCTTTGTCTGATGTCATGGTTTCACCAAAATTTACGTCTTCCAATAGTCTTGTTAGATCCCCTAATCTTACGTTTGAGTTTACAACACCTAATCTTAATAACTCTTCATATAAATCATTCTGTTGTCTAGTACCTTTTAATGGTGTTTGCAGTGCTTGGTATGCTTGTTTAATTGCAGCTCCATCAGGTATAATACCATTTGCTGTAGCAAATGCACCAGCACTTACAAAGTTTCTGACATGTGTTACCGGTGATAAAATTGTTTTAGCAATTTGTGATAAACCTTTTGGATATAAAATTAAACTTTGATACAGTTGTC